GAATGACAGGCAAACCAGCAGAGTCTTTTAGCAATTCAGCCATGCAGTGGGGTACTGATACCGAACCATTTGCAAGGGCTGCTTACGAGGCCAAGGCTGACATTTTGGTAACCGAGGTGGGGTTCATTACCCACCCGTGGATAACGATGTCTGGTGCGTCTCCTGATGGCTTGGCAGACGAGGGCTTGGTGGAAATCAAATGCCCCAATACAGCCACCCACATTGCGACCCTGCTTGACCAAAAAGTGCCAGAAAAGTACATCACACAAATGATGTGGCAAATGGCCTGCACAGAACGCCCGTGGTGCGACTTTGTATCCTTTGACCCACGGATGCCAGAAAAATACCAACTATTCATCAAACGCATCAACTTTGACAAACAACTGGTTGATTCGCTTGAGAATTCAGTCATCCAATTTCTGGGTGATGTAGACCTGAAAATCCAACAACTTGAAAGCCTTGCATGAAAAAGATCAAAGACATCACTGTGGTTACTGGCTCATACGTCAACAAGATGGGCGAGGAAAAGAAACGCTATCAAAATATCGGTTCGGTGTTTGAAGATAACGGCAACCTTAAAATCAAGCTGGATGTGATACCCCTGCCCAAGGGCGGGTGGGATGGATGGGCAAACTGTTACGACCTCAAGCCAACTGAACGCCAACAGCCAAAGGAGTTTGACGATGACACTTCAGCAATCCCATTTTAATCGGGCAAGGTCTCTTGACCCAGCCACCAGCCACGCCGCTGCAGACCAAGCGCAAGACTTGGCTCGGCAGCACTTTGACCTGATAGTGGGTTGCCTCCAGCGTTTTGGCGCACGGGGCAAAGATGGCATCGCTGAGTTGACTGGGCTGGATGGCAATCAAGTCGCAAGACGATTGCCTGAGTTGGCCAAGATTGGCTTGGTGGAGTTAACTGGTCGGGTCACCAAGTCCAAGTCCGGCAGGGCAGAACGTGAATGGTGTTTCGTGCCTATACAACGGGAGTTGATATGACTGAAGAAGATGAAGCATTTAACGAACTGGAACGCCAAAGCCTGTGGCGTAAACGTGCCGTGCAAAGCGCATCAACTAACCCTTACAGAGACCAAGTTATTGAGGAAGTTGCACAGCATATCGAGAAAATGGAGGGTTTTGGTCAGGACACACTGCACAGCTTTGCTATTTACATCAGGGGATTGAAATGACACAAGAAGCAATGAAACAGGCGCTTGAGGCGTTGGAAGATTTTGTAGACGTTATCAAGTACGACAATGAACAAGATGACATTGGGCGCAGGGCTTGTTGCGATGTGCTTTCTTACAATCCGCACTCTGAAAGCTGCAAAGCAATAAAGTCTATCGCATCCCTATGCCAAGCCATTGCAGAATTGGAAAGCCAAGAACGCAACTACTGCACACGATGCGGCAAACGCACAAACGACATCCATACTTGCACACCACCACAGCGCAGCGAATCGTCTGGCAAGCCATCCGCATGGGTAGGGCTGACAGATGATGAGATAAGCGCGTTATCTAAAGGTCACATTGTCAGAAGCACTTATGCCAGAGCCATTGAAGCCCACCTCAAGCAAAAGAACGGCTTTGCCGAGGAGAAGAACACATGAGTTGGATTGACCCAACGTTGAAATACCTCAAAGAGTTGACTAGGCCAAAGACCATCAACGAAATCATCGCCAAGGAACTGCGAGAGGCGGTTATCAAGAAACTGGAGGCTGAGTCGGCAGTCGAGTATGCGGCCTCTATCGTCACATACAACGTAGAACGCATCGGTCGGTTACAGCGCAGGCTCAAAGAACATGAGGGCGAAGAATGATATTTGACCGCTTACTTGTTGCCGCTGTGTGCTGTTGGTTGGGGGTGGCGGGTTTATTGCCGACAGACCCACCAGTTCCACCAACTCCAGCACAAATGCAAATGCAGTACAAATTAAAACAACTCAGCAATATTTGTGATAAAAAGAAAAAGTCCCAAAAAGTACAGGAGATGTGCAAAAAATGGAAGTCCTCATAACCATCGCAATTTTGTTTATTGGCGCAATCATCGGCATTGGCGTTTTATTGGCAATGCTGCATTTTTATGCCGATTAAGCAAACGCCCTTGTCCCTGATTTGTCAATAATCAAGGCCATTTCTCTGGGCTTAATATCCCCTGCATTAGGTATGCTGACATGGGTCCAGCGGTCAAATTCCCTGATAACTTGGTCATAAGGTAACCCTGCCTCAATAATTGCTCTGACCACCTCATCTGGCTTCATGCCTGGCACTCGAATATCAGCCGCACACCCACGCCGATGTTGACTGGAATCTTTTGAACCCACTGCATCATTGACGGCTTTTGACCTAAACGCAGAATTCACGATGATTGGCTTGCCGCCAAGCACTTCTTTGACCTGTTCCAAAAACTCAGCTAAGCGCACCAAGTTCTCCAGCTCGGCATCGTTGGGCGTGTTGTCCATATTGCGTTGATCGGTGTGGGTCAGCTCATCAAGGGTGAAGTTTGGGGATAAGTTCATTTCATGCTCCTCATGGTTTCGTATTGGTCGATGCAGGCGTTGAGATTGCGGATGGCTTGGTCGCCTCTGCTGGTGATGTCGACAAGAGCTTGAGCAACTCGTCCGTCAAGTTCGGCTGTTGTTTCTGTATCTCTGCTGGCAGGGGCGGTATCTGTGGCGGCTTGTAAGGCGCACTGGGGGGCTTTGACAGCAACCCGCAGGCTGAGAGCACCAGTGGCAATATCATCACGCAAACGGGTCTCTTTAATCTTTGCAACATGGTTTGCCTTTCGTAGTGTCTCTGCATAAGTCTGCGCTACCTTTGCCATTGTCTGTTCGGCTTCCCTTGCCTTGGTATTCAGGGCCGCAATCTCTAATTGTTGGCGTTCATACTCATTCAATTCACCAGCGAAGTACCCAACGCCAAAGCTACTCAGCACCGTCATGATGATGCCAAGAATTACCCAAGGGTTAAACAAACTCATGGCTTGGGCGACTCATCGTTGTCAGTAGCTTCAGCCTTGGCGGTTGCATTGGCAATAGCTTTGACACCAGAACGACCAGCTACACCACCAAGAACGCCAGTAATGAACACCATGATGGTGCTGATTTGTTGGGTATAAACCTTGTCGATTGCCGCCATTGCGCCATTCATGGGCTGAGTAACAAAAGAGACTGAGTACAGAAACATACCCATTGAGGCCAACAGAATGGTCACCAAGACCACGATAACGAATGCCCATACCCTGACTTCAATCTCGTCTGCGGTCAGGCGGTTGGTTGTTTTATAGGCAACAGTAGGCATCATTTTTTCTCCTGTTCAAGTTTGATTAACTGGTCTGGGCAAGTGCCAGTGGCAGTGCAGATTGGAGGTTTGCAATCAGCAAGTTCCCAATTTTTAGGGTCTTGGCATGGGTAGCGAAAACGGTCTTCGCACCCGATCAAATACAGGGTTATCAGAAATAGTATCGCTAGGCTTCTTTTCACGTCTTTCCCTTTCGATTTCACGCCTTAACCGTTCAACTTTTTCCAGTTGTATTTTGACCTCTTGCTTTGTCTCCAGTATGTCCACATACAAAAACCCAAGCAAAGGCAATAACAACCCGATCAGCACACAGCTAAAAATCCAGCCCATCATATCTGCCGCCAGCGACTTAACAGGAGGAGCCACAACCACAGGTACAGGAGGAATATAGTAGTCGCTATTACTGCCGCCAGCTTTAGCTGGAGGTTTCTTTCCTCTTGCCGCCGTTGCCATCGCATTTGCCTCTCTTGCGCTTCTTTTGCAAGTCTAGCTTTTTCCTGTTCGCCTTGTATGACATCACGCATCTTGTGGACTTCTGAGTACAGCGCACCCATCTCAGGCGGTGAACGATAGACCATTGTTTCCCTGATCTGCACCACCAGTCTGTCCATTTCCTGTTGCGCCATTACCCTTTTAAGTGCCGCCTCCATCAAGTTTTGGTTAGGGTCATAAACAGTTTGGCTTTTTTCTTCTTCAGCCCGAATATGTGCCGCTAACTGTTCCTCAAGCCTAAAAAACTCCGTCAGATTTTTAACAATGTCGATTTTGACTTGCGTCTCGTCAACTGCAACATAGGTTGACTTCTTTTTCGCCAAAGGCTTGGACGCTTGGGGCTTGGGTCTGAAAAACGTAAGTAAT